GTCACTCAACCAGGCACACCTGTTATAGCATCGGCAACAGTGACTATTGGTACAGCCTTTGGTGGCACATACGGCAATAACAAAGACTTTGTTGCAGCAGTATTGTATGCAAACTTGCCAAATGTTACAGCACAAGTTAATGCCAACGGTACTATCACATTGACACATACCGCAGGTGGCGACATTGGCCTGACTTATGCAACTGGTACTAATCCGGCAATAACAGCTGGTTTTGCCAGCAATGGTTCAGCAACAGTAAACAATGTTAATGTTAATGGTACTGGTACTAACCAAGTAACAACAATTACTGGTTTTGCTAAGTTGGCATATACTTTCAGTAACACACAACCTGAAGCAGATCCTGCCAATGGTACATTGTGGTACTACAGTGATCCTACACAAGTTGATATCATGATCAACACAGGTACAGCCTGGGTTGGATATCAAACAGGCATTGTTGATGCACGTGGCTACAGCCTAGCTTATGGCACCTTGGATCCAAACGGTGTTATCGTTGCAGCAGCAGCACCAACAACTCAAACTGGCAACAACCAGTTGGCCAAAGGTGATCTATGGTTGAACACAAGTGATCTAGAAAACTGGCCAGCACTGAACCGTTGGAATGGTTCAAGCTGGGTTGCAATTGACAACACAGACCACATCAGCACAAATGGTATTATTTTTGCTGATGCACGTTGGGACACAGGTGGATATCTTGATGCTGCAAGCGGCACAGAAGCCACAGTTCAACAATTGATGCAAAGCAACTACCTAGACCTAGACGCTCCGAACCCACAACTATATCCACGTGGTATGTTGTTGTTTAACACACGCCGTTCAGGTTATAACGTCAAGCAGTTTGTTACCAACTACTTCAACACCGCAACATTTAACGTATCAACTTATAGTGCTAGTACAACATACGGTCTAGGTGATAAAGTTACTACCAATGGAACAGCAATTTATGTTTCATTACAAACTAGTAACTTGAACCATCAACCATCAGTTGACAGTTACGGTAATCCAATCATCAGCTCATACTGGGCTCCATTGGAAACTAGTACATGGGTTACAGCAAGTGGATTGAATAGTGCTACTGATGTTCCTTATTCGGGACATTATGCACAACGTCAAATTGTTGTAGCAGCAATGAAAGCAGCATTGGATGCCAATACACAGATCCGCGAAGATCAGTTTGCATTTAGCTTGATTTGTGCTCCTGGCTATCCAGAGTTGATCTCGGACATGGTATCATTGAACAATGACCGTGCTAACACAGCATTTGTCATTGGCGACACTCCAATGAATCTAGACACAAACGCAGTTGACTTGATCAATTGGAGCAATGACACCAACGGCAATGGTCTTGCAACAAGTGATCCATACCTAGCTGTATACTATCCAAGTGGTCTAAGTACAGACTTAGGCGGTAACACAATTATGGTTCCGCCAAGCCACATGATCTTGCGTACATATTTGTACAATGACAACGTAAGCTACCCATGGTTTGCTCCAGCAGGTACACGCCGTGGTCTAGTAAGCAATGCAACAGACATTGGTTATGTTAACTACACTACAGGTGAATTTGTACGTACAGGTGTTAACCAGGCACTACGTGATACACTGTATCAAAACAAGATTAACCCAATCACAATCATTCCAGGTATTGGCTTGGTTGTATGGGGTCAGAAAACACGTGATCCAAACACAGAGAGCTTGGACCGCGTCAACGTTGCACGTTTGGTCAACTACATTCGTACAATTTTTGCAAGCAGTGGTAATGCGTTCTTGTTTGAACCTAACGACAAGATCACACGTGACCAGTTTGCTGCTCAATTGAACCGTGCGTTGAACGACTTGGTTGCAAAACGTGGTATTTACGACTACTTGGTAGTTTGCGATACTACAAACAACACACCAGATCGTATTGCAAACAACCAATTGTATGCAGACGTTGCTATCGAACCAGAGAAGGCTGTTGAGTTTATCTACATTCCAATTCGCTTGTTCAACCCTGGCGATATCGCCAAGTTGGGAAGCCAATAAATTTAGGTAAATAAACATAACAGGAGAATAATAACATGGCAGTAGCATCCCTAACAAACTTTACAGTACCCCTAGCAGGTGGCTCATCAGCAACCAGCCAGGGTCTGTTGATGCCAAAATTAAAGTTTCGCTTTCGTCTAAGTTTCATTAACTTTGGCGTAAGCCAAGGTCAAGTAGTTGAATTGACTAAACAAGTAGCAGATACAAAACGCCCAAGCGTTAAATTTGCTCCTGTTACTGTTGACATCTACAACAGTAAAGTTTACTTCCAAGGTAAACCTGAATGGGACGAAGTCACAGTTAACTTGCGCGACGATTCTACCGGAGCAGTCAGCAAGTTGGTTGGCGAACAGATTCAGAAACAATTTGACTTCCAAGAACAAGCAAGTGCAGCATCGGGTATTGACTATAAGTTCCAACTACAAATGGACATCTTAGACGGCGGTAACGGTGCAGCAACTCCAAACGTGCTTGAATCATGGGCACTATATGGTTGCTTCTTGAGCTCAGTTGACTACGGCGAAATGAACTACAACAGCAACGATCCAATGATGATTGCCTTAAGCATTCGTTACGACAACGCAGAACAACTACCAGCTGGTGGTCAAACTGCTGGTGTTGGCTTTGGTACAAGTATTGCTAAAAACATTGGCGCAACTATTACTGGTTAATAGTACACAATCAAAAGACCCGCTTCGGCGGGTTTTTTATTGGCTAAATACTGTATGAGCGTAATTAATGACATCCTACATGGTATTGGTACAGGGCCCAGCATAAGGGACTTCCAGCATGCCAATAAAATATTCGTGGCCAACGGCTACGAATTAATGCCCAAGTACAGCTTTCTCTTTCACGTTGCTTTTGACATCAATAGCAATCTAAGCAGATTGCCTAACCAAGAAAAAATTGAAATGGGCATGTTAGTCAAGAGTGTGCAGTTGCCCAAGTACACTATCGAAACCAAAGTTCATAACGCATACAACCGTGTCAACGTGGTGCAGAACAAAATCAAATATGATCCTGTGCAGATCACATTCCATGATGACAGCGCAGACATAGTAAGAGATTTTTGGTACAACTACATGAGTCACTATTACAGAGACAGTGACTATGCTACAGCATCGGGCAGTGTTGTAAACTATTCAACCTATCAAACAAGTACCAAGTATGCCAAACAAGATGTTGACCATTGGGGCTATCAACCAGCCAAATACGATACCTATGGCAATACTGAGCGCCTATTAAACTCTATCAAGATTTACAGTCTGCATCAAAAACGTTTTACAGAGTATGTGTTGATAAACCCAACCATTACCAGTTTTGGTCACGGGCAACACCAACAAGGGCAAAGTGAGTTTCTTGAAAACACAATGCAAGTGGCATTTGAAACTGTGATATACAATTATGGTACAATCAAAGTTGGCGAGAATCCCGACGGGTTCGCCACACTAAGTTATGACAAAACACCAAGTCCACTAACACCTGCAGGTGGCGGTACCAGCAGTATTCTTGGTCCTGGCGGCCTGATCAGTGCTGCAAGCGGTATCAGCAACAGTCTGTCGGCAGGTGGTCCACTGGGCGCACTACAAGCAGGAGTACAAGGACTACGTGCTTTCAACAACTTAAAAGGTCAAAGTCTATTAGGACTGGCCGGTGCAGAACTTAAAACTATTGGACTAGGCATATTGAGCGGAGATACCAATACTCTTAATAGACTGAGTTTGCCAACAGCAACTCCTGCTAATGGTACCAACAGTGTAGTACAATCGGCAGAATAACATGGCAGCAAAGTTCAACATAATCTATACCAACAGCGGTCCTAGGGCACCCAGTGGATCAACCCCAGGGCAAACTGTTGCTGGACTAAGTGGGTCAGGAGTGTATCTGCAACAGGTGTCATATGCAGCTCAAACACCTGTTGCAGGCGATCCTTATGCAGCCGCAGTGATACAAAGCAATGGCGAAAGCATTGGCAACGCTAAGATACCAAGTAATCCGTTACCGCCAGGGAGAACTAAATGAGTAATGCAAACAATTTAAACTTGGTTGATCTTAGTGTTAATAAAAAGACTCCCGCAACACAATACTATAACAACTATTTCACTCCACCAACTACAGTCAGCAGCAACCAAAACGATGCAGTCACAGCCTACTTTGAACAGATAACCGGCGGTAATAAACAGAGTGCAGCGGTATTGGCCAGTACTATAATTTTTACTTCACTGGCGCAAGGTCTTGATCCCATGAGCATTATACAACAGTTTCAAGCACTCGAGCCTGGCGAACTGAATTTGTATCTGGCCATGTTCTTGAACTTGAACCGTATAGGCACAAGCCTAGTGGGCGTCAACAATAGCCCTGTACAGAACAAATACATCACTCGAGCCATTCTAGCATAATGAGTAAGTACGCCAACGGTTTTTATCAGCTGGTAAACCCTGAAAAATACGTGGGTAAAGGTACACCGCACTATAGAAGCAGTTGGGAACATGTCACCATGCGTATGCTAGACACCAATCCCAGTATTGTAAAATGGGCCAGCGAGTCAATACACATCAACTATCGTAATCCCTTTACAAATAAAAACACCATCTATGTGCCTGACTTTTTTGTGTTGTATGTAGACGCCAAAAATCAACAACATGCCGAGATGTGGGAAATCAAACCGTCAAAAGAATCAACACTGGAAGCAGCAGGCAACAGCAAACGTGCCCAAGCAGCAGCAATATTAAACATGGCCAAGTGGCAAGCAGCTAGTGCATACTGCAAAGCCAACGGACTTTACTTCCGTATAATTACAGAAAAAGATTTGTTTCACGGTGCTAAATAAAGTATAACTTACTTTAAAAGCACATCATGTATTTAGAAAACAAATATTCAAGATGGTATTCTAATATAATAGAACGAGCCAGAACTCGAAGTTTACCCAATAATCTTTACACTGAAACTCATCATATTATTCCAGAATCTTTTTATATAAATCGAACTAGAAAAGGCCCACTGGGCTGGATCGATGGAGACCCAGAGGCGACCGATAATAAAGTTGATTTAACAGCCCGAGAACATTTCCTCTGTCATGTATTACTTACTAAAATGCTCACTGGTACTGCAAAAGCAAAAATGATCAATGCTTTGTGGGCAATGACTAAATTAAAAACCATTGACCAAAAAAGATATAAGATAACTGGTAGAACATATCAGACAATAAAAACAATTTGGTCTACTAGAGAAATTTCTGAAGAAACAAGACAAAAGATATCAGAAGGTAACAAAGGCAAAAAAATGCCAGATGATTTTAAACAAAAACTAGACAAGTATTGGACTAATGAAAATCGTAAAATTCATGCCGAAAAAATTAGAAAGGTCACTAAAGGAAAGAAATTGTCTGAGGAAACAAAAGAAAAACTTCGTAACAAGACTTGGACTGATAAGGCATTACAGTCTCGACAAGATAACTGTTTAAAAAATGCTGCCGCAAGAAAAGATAAACCCTGGTCTGACACAATGCGAACATCGCGCGAGGATACTTACTACAACAAAAATAAAGATCTAGCAAACTCTGTTTTTGAAATAATGAAAACTGAATCGAGTATAAACGCTATAGCCAAGACGTTAACAGTTGATTGGAAAACAGTAAAAAATATAATAGATCGCCAAGAGGGATTTAACAAACGGTTTGGATTACCGAAATAAATACGGTATGACCAATAAACTAGCTCAACTATTAAACTTACCGCCCATCCCAGACGACACAAGTGCTGAAGAAGCAAAACAGTTTGTAGAAAATCATCAAGCCATTATCAACGACGTTGACAGTGCCATTACCAAAATTGACGCTGCTCTGCCCTTGGTACGAGACCTAGAAGCAGGTGATGCCGAACTGGATGAACTGGCACAGTTGGCCAAAGAAAAAGCCGAAGACCTAATGGACTTGGGTATGAATATTGATCCACGCTTTGCTGGCGTCATCATGCAGACTGCAGGCACCATGTTGGGACATGCCATCACAGCCAAAACTGCCAAGATGGACAAGAAACTGCGTATGATCAGCTTGCAGTTACAAAAGGCCAGACTAGATCATCAGATTGCCAAAGACGCCAAGTCAGGTGCAGCAGATGCCGAAGAGCCAGTGGACGGACAAGGCATGGTATTGGATCGCAATGAACTGCTAAAACAGATTCTCGCAGGCCAAAA